TGCTTTTGACTTGCCACTCGACTAAAGACACCTCGTTCACCAGATCGTGATTCATACAAACTTGTCCATTCGTTTAAGAAAGCCTCAAAGTCTGGCTTCTCTGTGTAACAGGCTGAGTTGTTAGCCAGCCCACGTTGAGGATTATCTACCCACCACTGCCCATGTTTACAACGGCGCAGTCGGTCGTCTGTGAGGTTGCTGAGACTGATAAGGGCTGAACGTCTGACTCCTCCGACGACGACGATTTGAGCAATCTTGCAGCAAAGATCGTGGCATTCAACGGAGCTAAGTCTTCGGCCAGCCGCAGCTTGAAAGAGGTCAACTGTGAATCGGAACAGTTCGAGCAAAGGCTCTGGACCCGATGCTCTACCGCCAAAAACTCTGAGCGGGGAACCTGAAGGTCTAACTCTGCTTGTATCCCATTGGGGAATCTGACCTGAATACAGCAGTGATACCAACTCCCTAAACGATTTCGCCCATCCGATCTTCGAATCTGCCACATTAATAACTGTGTCTGTTGCATGGAATGTCTCCGCTACTTCTGGTAGTTTCTGTACGTACTGTCGCTCAACACTGAAGCCCACACCAGTGCCGCACATGAGAACGTACATCATCTCATCGAATGCTTTGGGGTGGTCAATAGGTAGGTAACTACAGTTAAAACCAGCTACGTTATCACGATCCAGTGCCTCGCCAGCAGTCATCAACGCTCGCATAGACGGCATGACATCTAGATCATGGACAGCTTTGAATATCTCTGACACCTCAAAGTCATTGAGGTTACCTCGGTCAACCCAGTAGTTGATGTAGCGATTGACTGTTTCTTCCCACGTTTCCCTACGCTTCTCTTCTGGTAGGTATCGTGCGTATCGGCTCTTGTGTATGTATTGTTGATATGCGTCCAATTATGTTGCTCCTTTGTTCATCTGTAAATGTTGTCCACTTGGTTATCTCTTCCTTTGTTCTATGACAGCCAATACACTCATCGTTCACCAGCTTACATAGCTTAACGCAGGGGCTTTGCACTACTAAGTTATCCCTAACGTTTCGTTTTCAATTGCGGCCTTAGCCAATCCAAGAAGTAAGTATACACCATCAGGGTATTGTTCGGTAGCTGTTACTTCAAACACAGCACCGTCTTCGTACATAACAACAACACACTTGATTGGTCTTCCTTCTTCTTCATACTCCTTGCTTCGTGCTGATAACACGGCAAGAAAATCAGATGTCTTGACAGAATCTGTACCATCTTTGCTACCAAAGTTTCCTTCAACTATCTTCATTTTGTTTCTCTCTGTATCAACATCTCAAGATAGTGTATAGCTTTACGTAGGTCTTCTACTCCGTTCTTATCCTTCCATCTAGAAACATACTTAACAACTGCGTGTTCGCATATACCTAGATCATTAGCAAGAGCGTACTCTATCGGTTGTATCTTTAGTTTTTTGTAGTGATCACCGCCTACTTGTTTCTTCAGTGAGTGATCGTTGGGATGGTACAGGCTACCATAGACTGTCTTACTAGCTTTGTCCCACTCATCTGGCGTAGCGTTGTCAACACTCACACTCTTCCTCCAAGTCAAACTTCCAACTGTTAGTGTTTACTTTATCAGCAAACCTTTCGACTAACTCTTCTGATGTGATCTCTAGTGCTTCCATTATTGTTACCTCATCGTATCGTGAGGCTACTCGTTCTAGTATTTCATCAAGAGTTAACACCGTACTTCCCCCGCAGGTATGACATAGACACGGGCATCTCATCAAACGTGCCGTTATCTACTTCGTTGAACACCCACAAACCAGACCATGATCCGTTAGTCTGTGGATTTAGATACTCTTCGTCATGCTGATAGAAGATACCAGCAAACAGAGATGTCATTCTTTTTCCTGCTGCGTTTCTGTCGAACGCGATGTCTCTGTCTTGTACGTGTCCCATGACGCATGACATATGCTTTTTTTGTAGCAGTAGCTTTGCATTCGTGACTGGGCGGCCCATAACACCGCTAGTGAAAAAATGACAATAAGCGATACCATCCACAATGATAGGCTGAAGATACGGAAGAACCTCCCAACCACGCAAGTTAAGGTCTTCATAGCTCATCAGTCCTTCTAGTTTAGCATCGTTCTCTACTGCACGTTCTATCCTGTACTCGTGATTACCAAGAGTAAAGATAAGGCGTGGCTTCCATATCTTCTTCTTGCGTCTACGTAACCGCTGTTGCTCTGCTCTGATACAGTCCATGAATATCTGCATGGCTTCGTTGCCAGCTTCAACGTCAGCGGAGTAACGCCTACCTTCAAACGACTTCTTACCTACGTCATACGATGACAACGACGGCATGTCCCAGTGGTCACCAAGATGAATGATCACATCAGGTTTCATGGCACAGGCATAGCGCCCTGCCCAGTACATATGATCAATAGGACAATCAGGTTTAATCTGTGTGTCAGGTATTACTAGATGTCTCATCACTTCCATCCTGTAGGTATTGTTTCAAGAGTGTACCAACGGAATCCATGCTTCTCTGCCCACTCTTCCATTGTGTAGCGTGAACCATCTTTTCTTCTTCGTGATCCCGGCATTGGGGTGTTTGGTTTTTGGAAGAGAAATACCAGCTCCTCCTTTGGCCCAAGCGTCTCTGCAATGTGGACATATTTACGTGCCTCGTCTGATGTACGGAACCTACCCTTTGCTTCTATCCACACTGTCTTAGTCTTGGTGGTGTAAACAAAGTCAGGCTCATAGTATCTAGGAACAAAGTAAAAGATTTGTTTTGATGGGTGATACTCGCAGCTACGCATTAGTGCATGAGCTTCTTTCTCAAACTTGGAATCAAACTTCATCAGAGTTTAACCATTCTTGTCCTTCCTCTGTTTTTAACCACTTTTTAAATTCGTTGTCGCTGTGGTTAGCAACTTTTACTCTTTCGTCCTTAGTTAAAATTCTGTCGCAAGCTGACAGCTTTAAATCATACAAGCAGTGCTCTAGATGCATATCGTTTAGTTGCATAGCTATTCTTGCGGTGTTAGCATCGTTGGTTGTGTTGCAAAAATTCCAAGACTTTGCGCGCTCTTTAGCTTCTTCTTTGTTGTAGTAGTAACACATAAAGTCTTCGCCGGGATCAGCCCACACGTTATCTTCAAAAGCACAGTACTCTTTTCCGTCGTAATCTGTCTGCTTACAAACTTCCCAGTAGTACTCTAAAAATTCTTCTTGGAGTCTATCGAACATTTTTTTACATTCTTCTTTGTCGTAATAGCAGTCCCCCAGATCAGTGTCTCCGTAAGTTACGAAAAAGTTTAACGCTGCAACCACCCAAGAAAACTCGTGATAATCTTTAAGATGTAGTTTGTATGGTTGTTTCATTCTTTTACCCATAACTAAATCTCCGTTGGCTTGGTGTACCTATCATCAGGAGAACGCAACAAGTAGAGAAGGTTGAGACTTTCTAGTAACCTGTCCTCATCCAACTCGTTGTCCCAGTACTGAGTCAGACACACACTGTAACACTCCCACTCAGTAGAACAAGGATCAATAATCTTGTCTGCTTTCTTAGGACCAACTCCATAGATTCCCGGTATGTTGTCAACCCTGTCACCCATCAGTGCCTGTTTATACAGCCAACGCATAGCGTCATCAGGGTTAAATGAATTTAACTTTTTCTTGGTGTAGTCATACATAGGACATGGTATCTGTTTGAAGTCTTTGTCCAACGAACAGATGATGGCGTTGTGATCTAGCTCAGTTGCCTTGATAGCAATAGCATCATCAGCTTCCATACCGTCTACAACATTAGCATTCCACTCAGAGATCATGAAGTCGCGGAGCAGTTTCTTGTGTACAGGTGTTCGCTTGTTGTCACGGTTACCTTTGTATGGTTGGGTAACAGCAACCTCATCCCTGAAGTTGCCCTTACCAGTCAGATACAGAATGCTTTTGGTGTAGTGATCAGATAGATCCAAGACCATCTCAGATAGATAGTTGTCTAGGGTCTGCACTGCAACGTCTTCTGACTCCTCGTCACAGGCAAACCCTACACGATACACCAGCATGTCACCATCAATGAGTATCACAAAGCTTCCATCTCTACAGCTTCGGGTTCGTACTCAACAAGGTTGGTAATGGTCAGTCGCTTGAGTGTGGCACTACGACCCTTCTTTTTAAGGTACTCCCAATCGTAGTAGCCGATGAGACAACGGGCTTCGGAACCGTTAGCCACAATTGATCCTGACTGTACGTCGTCTTCATCGCTTCTAGGTGTTCGTCCTTTGAGAAGCACCTCTGTTCCGTCTGGTCGGAACGCACGATATTTGTTATTAGATTTGCATGTGATAAATTGTCCACGCTCATCACCCTTGTTGTTAATGGTAAGACCCATATCCTCCAACGCAGTAACAGCCGCGTCAGAAAGATTACATAGATCAACAGTAAACTTGTCTGCAAGCTCGTTCTTCTGAGTCAGCTTGGGCCAGAACAAAGTGCAGTTGATCATTACGTTAGGTGCTTCATTAGACATAGTAGCATATCTCCGCTAGTTAAACTTACCCTAATATTATACCACAAAAAATAGAATTGTGCTAGTGGGTATCGGCCCAACTATTACCAATCCTATACTCTCCGTCCAACGGACAGTTCAGTTGCAGGACTTCGCCTGCGAATACCATTGCGTTAACACAAGACTTACCAATGAAGTCTGCGTCTTCTGGTTTACATTCTATCTGCCACTCGTCGTGTACCTGTGCAACCAGCTTGAAGTTAACACGCTCCAACAGATCGTACAGTATGACGATAGCTTGCTTCATCACCACAGCGCCAGCGCCCTGCAGTAGTGTGTTCAGTGCGGCATGTTCTGATCGTACACGTATGCGTCTACCATCAAGGCCAGTGAGGAATCCTGTCTTGGCATCGGCCATAGTCTCGTTACGTAGATCAGCCAGTGCTGGTGTGTTCTCAAGGAACGCCTGCTTCAGCTTCTTACCATGAGCAGCTGTGCCACCCACAATACTACCAATCTTGGCATCTCCTGCACCGTACAAGAACGCATAGATAAACGTCTTGGCATCATCCCTGTTGTCTAAGCCAGCGGCTATACGGTTGGCTGTGTGTATGTCACCTGTGAGTATCTCGTTGGTGTACTTCTCGTCGTTCATGTAGTGAGCCAGCATACGTAGCTCAAGGCCACTAGCATCAGCACCAACAAGTACGTGACCAGCAGGGGCAGTAAACAAAGACCGACACTGCTTGCCATACTCAGCCCTTACAGCAGGCACTTGAGCCATGTTCGGATTGGAGTGCGCCATCCTTCCGGTAACCGCTCCAATGTGACGGACTCGCCCATGTATTCTCTTGTCTTCTTCAACTGCCTTAATCCACGAATCCACCTGTGACGCTCGTTTCTGGCAGAGAAGATAACGTAATATAATCTTTGCTTCGGGAATGTGAGTCTGCTTCTTGAGTGTTTTCTCATCCACTTTCGGTTTGCCTGCGGGAGTGAGTTCCTTCCAAACTGCACCCTTACTAGCAAGACGCTCTGCGATCTGTTGTCTACTACCGACGTTGAATACCGTAACTTTGTCCTTGAGTCTCTTCTGTGTTTTATCACTGATCCTTTCCTCCACTATGGGTGGGAACACCTGTTGCAAGTCACGCTCAATCCTGTGCATACGGGTAGTCAGTTCTTCGTACAGTTCAACAGCACCGTCTTTGTCAAACTCAAACCCGTTGTCTTCCTGATCCTTACAGATGAACGCTACGCTGTGTTCAAGATCAACACAATGCTTAGTAAAACCAAACAACCTTAGCTGTTGTACAAGCGCATCGTGAAGTCTTTCAGTAACGTCCACATCTCTTTTGCAGTACTCCACCATCTCTTCAGATAGCTCCGACCAATCCGAATGATCACCTTTAGGGAAGCCGAGCCTATTTCCCCAAGCAGCCAAGCTGTGACCACCATCCAGATCGGGATGAAATAAACGTGAAAGTACCAGTGTGTCCACAACTCTGTCTTGAGGTATACGTATGCCCCATAACCTGTTAAGCACAGGAAGATCGTACCCGATAACATTATGCCCACATACCTGTCCACCACGCGCCAGTTCATCCATCAAACTCCTTCTAGATAAGTGGATCAAGTGAGCTTCGCCCGACCTCTTTGTAATCGCGCAGTGTACTTTCGTAGGGTTCAGGCCGTCTGCCTCTATGTCTAAGAACACAGTATTCGTAGTAGGCGAGATCAAGCTTCTGTCTTTCTGATAGTTTGCTACCACCATCCCTCATCTCCCTGTTCTGTTCCTGTGTCATAATCCATTGTCCCATCTTCGACATCACGTATCTCCTCTAGATCACTAAGACTAGCATAGTCTATGTTACCTACCGCTGTCAAATCATCTTCAACTAGGAACCGACTACACTCGTTACACATATCAACGAACTCCCCACTTCCGCTGAACTTCTTGGTTAGCTCGTAGTCTGTTAGTATCTTATCACAAGCAACACACCTCACTCTTCTTCTTCCTTTTCATACTCTTCTTCTTCCTTTTCATACTCTTCTTCAGACATGACTTCAGCATATTGGTATTGTTGGTCTGACCCTCCTAGATTTATTAGATCCGCATACTCAAGGCATTTTGTGCGTGTTCCTCTCGCTATAACCTGAGTGATCCATACTCCATCACACGCATATTCTTCTGCTAATACCACATACTTTTTGCTCATTCAAATACCTCAGTCAACCTACCCGTATCCTTGTCGTACATCAGCGCAGTAGCTGGTCCTGTCATACCACTGAACCTGTTCTTCAGCACACGCACGTTGGTAGTGTTACGTACCATAGGATCTTCTGCCTGTGCATTACGTTCTAATCC